TAGACCAGGCTGTCTTTACCAAGAGTAGGTGCGTCCTCTATGCTTCGCTGATATAAATAAAAAAGCCGTCCGTTTTTATCACGGTCGACTGTCATTTTGTTTGGCATGAGAGGATAGAGAGCGATAACCTCGCCACGGGCATTTCGGATAATTTGTGCGTAAGCATTTCCCCATAATAAAAGATGACTCATCAGCGTTTCACGAAACGTAAATGAAGTCATCTCAGGGTTTGGCTCATCGTGGAGCAATCTATATAATGGATGTTTTAAATGTTTCTCTTTGCCACCGCTATCATTGTATTTATAAACATGAAGCGGAAGTCCGGCTAATGTTTCAGCTAATATTCTCACGCATGAGTAGACCGCCGTCATCTGCATTGCCGTATGTTCGTTGACAGGCTTTCCAGCAGTGGTTCCTCCGAAAAAGAAACTGTATCGGCTACCGCCAAGACTATCTTTAGGCTTGTCACGGGCCTTAAATATCCCTTGTAATATTCCCATTGACATCACTCTCCTTTATCAAAAAATAAGAAGACCACGTTCATCATAAACAGAAGAGCCTGTGCCTCCTCCACAACGAATTGCACGGTCAAGAGCCATAATGGTTGCTACGGCTCCGTCAATCTTCTCAGTGGACTTTTCTTTATCTGCCTTTATATTTCCGGCAGGGTCTGTTCGGATATAAATGTTATCCATCATCCAGCGAAGGACTGGATGTCCTCCATGAGCGATTTTCTGTTCCAAGGTCAGTTTCATGAGCTCTTTGGTCGGTGGAGACATATCTTTAAAGCCTTGACCGAAAGGAACCACTGTAAAGCCAAGGTTCTCAAGGTTCTGCACCATCTGCACAGCGCCCCAGCGGTCGAAGGCAATTTCTCTGATGTTGTATTTCAAGCCAAGATCATCAATAAAGGTTTCAATAAATCCGTAATGCACCACGTTGCCCTCGGTGGTTTGGATAAATCCTTGCTTTTCCCATATGTCATAATTCACGTGGTCGCGTCGTACGCGTAAGTCGATATTGTCCTCCGGCATCCAGAAAAACGGCATAACAGTGTATTTATCATCCTCATCCAACGGTGGAAAGACCAGTACGAAAGCTGTGATATCAGTGGAAGAGGAGAGGTCAAGCCCACCATAGCAGACACGCCCTTTCAGGGATTCCGGGTCCACAGTGAAAGCGCAGGCATCCCATTTGTCCATTGGCATCCAGCGTACAGCCTGTTTCACCCATTGATTAAGACGAAGCTGCCTAAAACTGTTCTCCTCAGCAGGGTTTTGCCTTGCTGATTCAAAGGCTGCTTTGACTTTATCCATACTGACTGTGATTCCCAGAGAAGGATTTGCTTTCTTCCAGACCTTTGGATCTGTCCAATCGTCCTCAGGATCGGCCCCATATATAACGGGATAGAAGGTAGGATCGTTCTTTCTGCCGTTCATGATATCCAACGCTTTTTGGTGTACTTCCCAGCAGATGCTGTTCTGGTTGTCCCCGGCAGTGGTTATAAGGAAATACAGCGGCTGCATTCTTGCATCACCGCTGCCCTTGGTCATAACATCATACAGTTTTCGGTTAGGTTGGGTATGAAGTTCGTCAAACACCACGCCGTGGGTGTTGAAGCCGTGCTTGTTTCCGACATCGGCTGAAAGCACTTGATAAATACTGCCTGTCGGCTGATAGATGAGTCGCTTCATGGAGTCCAGGATTTTCACTCGCTTGGACAGAGCAGGACACATTCGTACCATATCCGCCGCAACGTTAAAAACAATAGATGCCTGGTTGCGGTCGGCAGCGCATCCATAAACCTCAGCGCGTTCCTCATTATCTCCGCAGGTGAGCAACAGGGCAACAGCCGCCGCAAGCTCACTTTTTCCCATCTTCTTAGGTATTTCTACATAGGCAGTGTTGAACTGCCGATAGCCGTTAGGCTTCAGCGTCCCAAACACATCACGGATAATCTGCTCCTGCCAGTCGATTAATTCAAAAGGCTTACCCGCCCATGTACCTTTCGTGTGAGAGAGTGCTTCTATAAAGGACACCGCATAATCGGCGGAGGACTTATCGTAGACTGAATCTGCCGCCTTAAACCGTGTCGGTGTGTATTTCTTGAGTTTTCGTATATCCGCCGCCTCCTTCCGAGCATAAAAATAGACCTGCATTAAGCAAGCCTTCAAAATCTATCTGTACGAGAAACAGAGCCTTATCGGCACTGCTCTCTGGTTATTGTTTAGTTGTTTATTTCTCTTCACCGGTCAGTATGAAATGGGCATACTCCTTACAATTATCTTCGAGGTACACTGTCAGCTCATGGAAACCCATATCGTAGGCAATGCGCTGCACCGTCGCTACATCAAACATATTCGTCTGGCCAGTGTCACGGATAGCGAGTATCTGTTCCTTAATCTTCTTATCCATTTTCAACCTCCTTAGAATCAAGGGCAGCCTGTTTTAGGATGCTGATATCGAAGTCCGCACTCTTGTATCCCTCTAAAATAATGCTGTAGTAATAACAGCTTGGACTGCCGAGCGGTCGTCCTTCATTCATGATGTAGACCATAGTTTCTACATTTCTTTTGCCAAGTCTCACTTTAACCTTTTCCTTTCGGTATAGAAACGGAAACCCCTCGTAGCGGTCGAGTGCTGCTTCGTCAGCCGGGGTAATCTCCCACAGCAGGCATGGCACTGTCTTGCCCTTAAAAGGCTCCACGGTCGCGACAGCGCCGCCGTGTCCGCCTCGAAACAATAACTGGTAGTCCTTCAAAACCACCGGCCCGACAGGCTTTGCTGTGGGGCAACGGTGCGCCATCTGCTCAAGGTTAAGGTTTGAGCCATAGGCGAGATATAATGTTTTATTCATAGTCCTTGTCCTCCTTATTTTTGCAAGGCAACCGCTCAGGCCGCCCGAAATCGCCAAGCTGGCGAGCCGCCCAAGTGGGTGGTTAAATGTTCACGGCAGTTTGCGAATTCCTCGCCGATGAAACCGATGCGGTTGAGGTAGGTTCGCATTGCAAACTTTTCATTCTCGACCTGCGGTTTCTTTGCAGAGGCACACTTTTGTGTCAGTGCTTGGTTGTTCAGTGCAAGGGCGAGAACAATGTAGCTTCTAATCTTGCCTGCATGAAGTTCGCTGTTAAATCCTCTGAGTTCGACCGTGTGGTTGCCTGTGAAAAAGCTGTGCAGGTTGAGAAAGTGGTATCGGCTTGAATGGTAGTGGCGGCTGGTGCTTTCGCTGTAACCCTCGTACCAAAGGCTCTCAATGACTTCCATTGTCTTCGGTTTCCGGCGGTTTATTTTCTCGACCAGAAGGCTATCCATCTTTTTGCAATAATTCATCCGTTCTGGCGCTATTTGCAAAGCTTTATAAAAAAGGTCGTTCTTGCTGGCAATGATGTTCACGAAATTCCGTATGCTCCTTGGTGTATGGGTTGAGCCGTCAAGGTGTATATGAATTCCGCAGGAGTTGTTTGCAAATCCGCCAGCGTGGCGAAGTTTTCTGACCAGTTCCTGTAATTTTTCAATGTCCTCGCGGTAGGTTAGGATGGGGCTGACCAGCTCCACACTGTAGTCGCGCGTAGCAGCAACCTTCTGACGTCCTTGTCTCTTTTGACAGGAAATGCTGCTGTCGCTCATAAACTTCCAAACCCGCCCGTCTGGGGTTGTAACTTTCTTGGTGTCGTAATAGTCGCCTGTGTGTGTAACCGTCCCGCCAAGGTAGTCGGCAGCAACTTTGGCCACTTCGCTTCTTGTGATGCCTGTAAACTCAATCTCAATCCCGAATTTGCTTGTAAACATATGGTTTACCTCCTGAATGTGTATGTTTTGTGCCTTTCGGCATGTACATATATCACTCTAAAAGGCTTATATAGCAAGCAAATTCCGAGAAATATAACACATTAATTTATGGGTGTGTTTCTACAAAACCAGTCACTCTTACAGCTTTCGTACCGCATCTTCTCCGTACACAACGCCGAGGGAAGAGCCGATATCCCAGGAGCAGAAAATTGTACCCGTGTCGTCCACGAAGTCCACAGTTCCTTGGTCGCCGGGCCTTAGTTTGGAATAAGGGTCGTTCATGTGTACCAATTCCACACGTGTACCAGTCGGATATTGCTTACGGATACGCTCCACTGTATCCTTCGAAGGAAAGTTATTCATCAGCAGTTACCTCCTCAGATTTAGGTGGTGCGCCATTCTTAAAGGCGCTATTGCCTGATAGGTTCTTTAGCAGGATTTTGCGTTCTGTTTTAAATTCAGAGCCAACGAAACCAAGCCGGAGGAGGAAGCAGCGAAAAGCGTACTTCTCATTATCTACTTGCTTTTCAGTAGCATTGACTCTTTGTTGGGTTTTTGCCATCTCGCAGAGCGCAGTTACAAAATGAGTGTAGGTTTTGACCTCATCGGAGGTAAGTTCACCTTGAAACCAAGGGAAACTGATAATCTCATCGCCCGTAATGATGGGGGTGCAATCAGTACCCAGAGCTTTTTTTATTAAAGCCGATTTACTTTCAACCAGTCTCTTAAGATTTTCAAGAGCCATATCTGTGAAAGCCGACCTTGGCAACTCGATGGTCAAATGATTGGGCTCCCCATATGCGGGTGGCTCCTCATAATCGTGATAGGGGCTAACCCTGCCGCCAAGGGCGGCTTCGTAAGGAATTTGTAAATCCTCTGGTACAGGTTCTGCTTCCGGGAGTGGAGTGTCATATTCTTCTGTAATTGCCTTGAAACCGTGCAATCCCTGTAGGTCAGCAACCAGTCCAGGATTGTCAGTTCCTCTGAGTATCCCGTTCTTGTCAATATGGTAGTCACCAACCTCGTAAGCGAAAGTAGGTGCGCCGAGGTATTTTGTAGGAGCATTTAGTTCTTGGCTGATTGCGCCTACCAGTGATTTTCGTTTCGCGCCTGTGACATTGTAATTAATCTGCATTTTTCATACCGCCTTTCTTTTTTCGGTACTACATATATCACTCTGAACGCTGTAAATAGCAAGTTGTTTAGAGCATATTTCTGTAGGGAAACTGTTCTGATTAATCGGCGGTGTTTTGTGTAGATAAAACAATTCCAGTCAGCACGAAACAGACACAGGGCAAAGCCACTCCGTTGCCCCACATCTTATATTCGGAAGCATCAGAGTGTGGGGCGTGCAGCCATTTAATGATTTGCTTGCGGCTCTTGGGCTTTTTACTTATGCCGTTGATTTTGCGATGAGTTTCCCATACTTCCGACCAGAAAGTTATATCTTCTTCAGTTGGATTTTCAATACCGAGGTCGGAACACCAGTAATCCGGAAAACCCTGCAAGCGAGCACATTCAGTTGGTGTAAGCCTGCGAACGATATAATTTGGATGCGGGTAAATGGAAGCAGGCTGTGCAACAGCTCCTGGACCTTTCGCCGTAAGTGTGGGTTGCTGTTCTTCTTCAATGGCTGGTTTATATAAAGCGTTCTGTCCTTGATTAAAAGCTGCTCGGTCAATACCGTATGCAGGCTGTGAAACTATGGGAGCATCTTTATAATCCCGTGACAACAACGTCGGTGATTGTTCCTTTTCCACTTGAGCGAAGTGGCCGGTGGTCATGGCATAGACAACAGCATGACGGTCAGTGGTATTTAAAGTGAAAGAAACATCTTCATCGATGCCACTACCTTGGGGACCGTTTTTGTCCTCACGTCCAATCATTGAGCCTTGAAGAGCAACCACTGCAATCCCGCCTTGATTGCATCCCGGATTGCCACCGTTCGCATCGAGGGTGCGTGAGGTTTCTGCTTTGTATACACCGCTGTGCGGATTATCCGATAGCATGGAGTTGCTGTTATCGGAGCAGATCCCGTAAGCGGTAGGCACAAAAACTGTCTGGTCATTATTGCATGAGAGAGTAGCTGACATATCATCTTGAATCAGCGCACCTTTGCCACCGCCTTCACAGCCGGAACGGATTTTTAGCGTTTTCGGAGAGTTCATCACAAGCGGAACATTCATACCGCCCGTTCCCATACGGGAAGTAAGCGTTTGTACTTTGCCATACTGTTCGATTCTGCACCTGCCGTCTGTAGGGTGATTTTCAATTGCTATCGCAGTTTGATTGTCTCCCATGTTTGCGCGAAGCGAACCGCTTATGTTTTCATCTGTATGTCCGCCAACACGTGAAGCAGCGCCTGGCTCAAATGACAGAACAGTTCCCGGAACTACCCCTGCACGGAGAGTAGGAGAACGTTCTTCTTCGTAACCGACACCTCGGCTCTTAGCACTGTGCTCGGTGCAGAAGCCACTTGCTTGCATCACACAAGGTTGGTGTCCGTGTTCCTCAGCACGTAGCGTTGCGGTCATATCTTCTGTAACCGACATCACACTGCCGCCTTGATCATTTAGGCAAGTTACGCTACCGCCTGATGTTCCAGTGCTAACTTCAGCATTTCCGGCAGTTCCTTTCCACGGGCTGCCGCTCGGCGTAAAATCCCTTGACATGCCTTCGGACTCAAATAGTATTTCTCCGGCACATCCGCCTGCAAAATCTGCGACAAGGTAGATTCTGCGACGGCGTTGGGGCACTCCGAAGTATTGCGCATCGATAGTTCTGTAAGCCAAACTCCATCCGTTTCCCATATAGCAGTCTGCATATGGCCATCGCCCATTGTCAGGCGTAGACACCTCGGCTGTCGGCTCGATGACGCCGATGACCGCTTCGAGGACTGCCTTGAAGTCGGCTCCTTTGTTTGATGAGAACGCTCCAGGGACATTTTCCCAGACTGCGTACCTTGGATATTGTCCATCGGTTTTACACCTCATTTCCTTTATGATTCGAATTGCTTCATAAAAAAGGACGGATTGCTCTCCGTCCAAACCGGCTCGTTTACCTGCTACGCTCATATCAGTACAGGGTGAGCCGAAAGTGATTATATCTACAGGCGAAAGTTCCGCACCGTTTAGTTTATTTATATCCCCGTAATGCTTCATCTGCGGGATTCGTTTGGTCGTAACCCGTATGGGAAACGGCTCGACCTCTGAAGCCCACAACGGCTCAATACCGCAGAGCAGGCCGCCAAGTGGAAAACCGCCGCTGCCGTCAAACAGTGATCCGAGGGTTAGTTTATGTTCCATCGGCAGTCACCTCCGGCAAATCACTATACGGATACTCCGAACCATCTCGCAATAGAAATACACCATCTGCGTTTCCAGCTTGCTCGATATACCGATTTACAATGACGTCGCAGTATTTTTCGTCAAGCTCAATGGTGTAGCAAATACGGTCGGTCTGATCACAGGCAATGAGTGTACTTCCTGAGCCACCGAAAGGATCGAGTACGATGCAGTTGGTCAGACTTGAATTGAGGATCGGGTATGCTACCAGAGCCACGGGTTTCATGGTCGGATGGTCGCTGTTTTTCTTTGGCTTCTCAAATTCCCAAATGGTGGTCTGCTTTCGGTCGGCATACCAGTTATGCTTCCCAGACTTCTTCCAGCCGAAAAGAACAGGCTCATGCTGCCACTGGTAAGGCGAGCGGCCGAGAACAAGGGACTGCTTTTTCCAGATGCATGTACCGGAGAGGTAGAAACCAGCTTCCGAGAATGCTTTTCTAAAATTCAAACCTTCAGTATCTGCATGGAACACATAAATAGAAGCGTCCTTTGCCATCGCCGCTTCGGTGTTTTGAAAAGCCGAGAGCAGGAAGGTATAGAACGCTTCATTTCCCATATTGTCATTCTTGATTTTGCCCGCCGTACCTTCGTAGTTAACATTGTACGGAGGGTCGGTTACCACAAGGTTTGCAAGTTTCCCGTCCATCAGCAGTGTGAAAGTGTCAGCCTTAGTAGAATCACCGCAGAAGAGCTTGTGCTGTCCGAGTCTCCAAACATCACCTTGCTTTGTAACTGCGGGCTTTTGCAGTTCAGCATCCACATCAAAATCGTCATCATGGATGCCATCCTTAAGAGAATCCTTAAATAACGCATCCAGTTCGGCGGGTTCAAATCCGGTGAGGGATACATCAAAGTCTGCCCCTTGCAGGTCAGTAATCAAAAGCATCAATTTGTCTTTATCCCAGTCACCGCTTATCTTGTTGAGAGCGATGTTAAGAGCCTTTTCTTTTTCCTCGTTCATTTCAATGACCACACACTCAACTTCGGTGATTCCCATATCAAGCAGTACCTTCAAACGCTGGTGGCCTCCGACAACATGAGATGTGGTCTTATTCCATATAACGGGTTCAACATAACCGAACTGCTCAATGGATCGTTTCAACTTTTCATATTCCGGGTCACCAGGTTTTAAATCTTTACGAGGATTGTAGTCGGCTGGGATCAACAGTTCAGTTTTCAGTTTTTCTATCTGCATATTTCTCAGCCGCCTTTCTTAAATTTGTATACATACTTACATCCTCCCAAGGAAACAGGCAGGAGTTGAAATGTCCATAGACAGCCGTATCGGAATAGAGGACATTTCTTAAGCGCAGTTTTTCGATGATTGCAGCCGGGCGTAGATTAAACACTTCCTGCACAATATTGGCAAGCTGTTCATCGTTGAGTTTACCTGTACCAAAGGAAGTCACGTCCACCGCCACAGGGTTTGCTTTACCGATAGCATAAGAAAGAGCGACCTCGCATTTCTCTGCAAGACCGCTCCATACGATGTTCTTTGCAATGTATCGCGCCATGTAGGTGCCACTTCGGTCAACCTTGGTCGGGTCCTTACCGCAAAGGGCACCTCCGCCGTGGGAAGCAAGACCACCGTAGGTGTCTACCATGATTTTTCTTCCGGTTAAGCCTGTATCGGCAGCGGGACCACCTTCGACAAATCTGCCGGAGGGATTGATGAGTATTTCGGTATCATCATCAAATGGGAAATCCTCAAAACACTGCCATAACACATTATTGAGTATATCTGATTTCAGTTCTTCCTGAGTTTTATCCTTATCATGCTGGACTGAAACAACAATCGTTTTTACACGCTTGGGTTTGCCATCCTCGTACTCCAGGGTGACCTGCGCTTTGCCGTCAGGCAGAATACCCTTAATGAGCTTTCCTTTGCGACAGTTATCAATGCGCTTGGTGATGCGATGGGAAAGCACCAGAGGGAGGGGCAGGTTCTCACGGGTTTCATTGGTTGCATAACCGTAAACCGTGCCTTGGTCACCGGCGCCCACAGAACCGTAAGGGTCATTGATACCATTTCGTACTTCAAGCGCATTATCTACACCCGCCGCAATATCTGCGCTTTGCTGGTGTACGAAAACAAATACTGTGAATTTCCACGGATTGTATCCGACCTCACGAAGTACATTTTTTGCGATGAAGCGGATGTCTACTTTACCGCTGCAGGTGATTTCGCCCGCCACGATAATTTTTCCTTTAGTAGCCATGACCTCGCAGGCTACGCGGGAAGCTTTATCTTTACGCATACAAGCATCCAAAATATTGTCGGCAATGAGGTCGCAGAGTTTATCCGGGTGTCCCATGCAGACACTTTCGGCCGTTTTATAAGTTATCATATTTTCCTCCAATCTATTTTCCTCGCCTTGCCGTGAGCAGACGTTCCATTACATCGTCTTGCGGGTTAATGCCGCTGTATTCACCGGTACAGTTCTCCTTGACGATCTGGAAAATCTCCATCCACAGCCGGTTGGTTTGATTCATGTAATTCTGACCCATAGCCACATAAGGGCTTTGAATAGCATTGCCTGTTGTAGGATGCTTTGCTAAAAAGCCGTATTCAGTGACCGCTTCCTCGCATTGAATCCAACGAGCCACGCTCATGGCATAGCGTTCCAACAGCTGAGGTGATACGAGAGCAGCACATCCGCGCTCGTTTAGCCATGTCCATGTATTTCTGTAGATTTCTCCTGCAACCAGTGCTTTGCCGTCTTTTTGTATAGCCTCGAGCATCTTATTTGGTTCGGGCATTTCAAGTCCTTTAAGGTCAGCAGTATCTTTAAATTCCATCACGGTCAGTTTCCTGCCGCCGGGATTGCCTTCGGCGATTTTGTCAGTCAGGGGCTTCTTTTTCGCACCTGCACCGACGCGTGCACCACCTCGATTAGTACCGTCCTTTGCCATATATTCACCTCACTTTGCTGGGCTGGGGCTATTCCCTTGTTTGAAACCGCGTTTTTTAACACGAAGCCCCACGCCGCTGTCCGCTTTAAAAAGTTTTAGAGATTTGATTACCCCCACCGGTCACCGCTCTCGGCAGTAATTCTTGAGTGGCAGGATTTACAAAGAGCCATGAGGTTGCTCTTCTCGTTGCCGCCTCCCTTGGAGAGCGGAAGTATGTGATGTACCTCTTCGGCGGGAGTGAGCTTACCTTGCTTCTCGCACTCCTCACAAAGAGGATGCGATTTGATGTAGCGGTCACGGATGCGTTTCCAAGCACGACCATATCGTTTATTGGAGACAGGGTCACGTTCATATTGGTTGTAATGTTTATCCATTGCTTTTTGATGCTCGGCACAGTATTGCTCGCGTACAGCTAGCCGACCGCAGCCGGGATAAGCACAGGGACGCTTTGGTTTGTAGGGCATTTCTTAGCCTCCTTTGGGGCATAGAAAAAGCCCTGCAGGATGAACCCACAAGGCTTGGAATCTATTCTATTTCGTTGATTATACAATAACATAAATGCAATAGTGGTATCTTGTTGCAAATTGTTGCAACATGTGCAAACTAAATTTTAATAGGATTTTCAGGAAGAGTCACATGATTAAGTGCTGCATTATGCCACCTATAAACTGTTGTTCTGTCAGCATTAAGTTCATCACCGATTTGTTCCCAGGTGAAGTTATGCACATAACGATAGCGTAGAACCATGCGTTCATCGGTGTCTGCAACCTCGTTTATAACACACCGTATCTGCTCTTTTAGTGCTACAAGGTTATCCACTTCGGCATTTATCTTACTTTCCAAATCCATAATCCGCTCTAAACATCTTACAAACTTGGCATCTGTATTTCGTGAAGTTTGCACCTTTTCATCCCAGCTTGGCGATGATACACTTGTTGCCATTTCTCTAAGGCACTCCATTTCCTCGATGTCAGATTCTATTCTTTTATCAAGCCTATATGCCTGGTGTAAATATTCCTTTACTTTCATGTTTCTCTTACCTCCGATCTTAATTTTTTGATTAGGAAATTCCCATCAACAGAGGTAAGTTCTCTATACCAATCAGAGTGGAAGAACCTCTCCACCTCGTCTATCATGTCCTTCGCAGGCTCATAGCGGGGACGTTTTTTCAGTTTCTTTAGTGCATCCCTATAATCCTTAACAGCTTGCAATATAATGGCATTAGCAAGTTGCTCATAAGGTTCGTTCATCGCACCACCTCCAATTTAGCCTTTACAGCATCAATTAAAGAGGCTTGTGTTTTTTCTTTTCTTGTAAGTGCAGCCATAACATCTTCATCTATGGTGTCTTTGGCAATAATATGATGTATCACAACCGTTTCATTTTGCCCTTGCCTGTAAAGGCGGGCATTGGTTTGTTGATACAACTCCAAAGACCAGGTAAGTCCAAACCATATAAGTGTAGAACCACCACTTTGAAGATTAAGGCCGTGTCCTGCACTTGCCGGATGAATAACAGCTATAGGGATATTACCGTTATTCCAATCTTCAATATCTTTCGATGTCTTTATCTGCCTAGCGGGAAATCTCTTTTGGATACGTTCCAAATCATGCCTAAACCAATAAGCAATAAGCACCGGTTTGCCGTTCGCTCCTTCAATCAAGTCTTCCAAGGCATCAAGTTTTCTGTCATGAATGAAATGTGCCTTATTTTTATCGTCATAGACAGCACCGTTGGCCATCTGTAAAAGTTTACCAGAAAGCACTGCAGCATTTATCGCATCAATTTCCTCCTCGCCTAAATTTGCTACCATCTCATCTCGAAAATCGGAATAAACGCTCCATTCCTTTTCGCTCAGATAAACGGGCACCTCATTTAAGACGCATTCAGGCATTTTAAGGTAATCCGCAGATTTCATGGAAATCGTAATATCTGATATCTGCTTATAAATTCTATCTTCAGCACCTGGCAACGGCTTATATGAAAATATAATCTCGGCATTACGTTTATCCGGTACAAAGTAGGCGCTTCGGTAGTGGGTTATGTACCTTCCAAGCCTCTGACCTAAATCAAGGACACGAAACTCTGCCCATAAATCCATAAGTCCGTTACTTGAAGGTGTTCCCGTCAAACCTACAATCCTTCTTACAGATGGTCTTACTTTCAGAAGGCTTTTGAATCGCTTTGCACCATAGGACTTAAAAGAAGATAACTCATCGATGACAACCATATCGAAGTCAAAGGGAATACCGCTTTTGTTAACAAGCCAGTCTACATTTTCACGATTAATGATATAAATGGTGGCTCTTTTCATAAGGGCATTGATTCTATCTTTTTCCGTTCCTACAGCCACAGAGTAAGATAAGCCTTTGAGGTGATTCC